GCCCATACCAGACAAGGCCTACATGCATAGGTGCAAATTCTTATGCATAAATATTTCCATAAATGCATTGACTGCATATGCATCAATGCATAATCTCTGTCTCAAGCCGGTCGACACCGGCAGCAACAAAGGCAGCGATGAACAGGCCTGAACTGTTCAGAGGGTTGGCAACTGGCCCGGGTGTGCAGCGTAAAGCACCACAAGCAGTTATCCGGCGGGCAGGTGGCCGCGGTCGGAGGAACAATTAGAAGCGGAGTCGCCCAGCGCACCAGTCGTGGCGGGCGGTTCGACAACGCATTACTGAAAAGCCTGGGGAGGCCGGGCTTTTTGGAATGCCGAGTAATCGGCGCTTGAACAGTAGAACAACGCTCCGTGGCCTTAAGGCTAAGGAGCTAACAAACAAGGAGACAGGACAGTGACACATGAACAACAGACGTTGCTGGAAATACCGATCTGGTTGGTGATCGTCCTGGCATTGCTAGGCGGTGTGTCTGGCGAGATGTGGCGGGCGGACAAGGCAGGCACTTACGGGTGGGCGCTGGTTCGACGGCTGGTACTGCGCTCGGGCGCTTGCATGGTATGTGGTGTCTCGACCGTGATGCTGCTGTATGCCAGCGGCTTGTCAATCTGGACCGCCAGCGCTTTCGGCTGCCTTACCGCGATGGCTGGCGCGGATGTTGCCATCGGCCTTTATGAGCGCTGGGCGGCGAAACGATTGGGGCTGGAGCAACCGCAGGCGGGGAAGGCCGTTGATGCGCATGTGGGAAATCGGGAGGAGTGAACGTGAACGAATTGCAGACCTTGCACGAGGCCATTACCGCGACGATCAAATCCGCCATGCCTCAATTGCAAATCGTGGATGCCTATGCAATGGCGGCTCAGGATACGGCATTGCCTGCGCTGTTCCATTCCATTGCCGGTCTTAAGCCTGGAGTTGACCCAGGTGATGGTCGCTCGTGCATTGTAGCAATCATCGACGCGCGCATCCTGGTCGATGCCAGCCTTGCCCAGGCATCGTTGCAGGCAGCGACATTGGCGACTCAGTTGACGGTGCTGCTGCGCAAACAGTTCTGGGATCTGGACTTCGTCGAAGAGGCCAAAAATGTTCAGGGGCTACCGGTTCAAGCCGCGCCTGGTGCCCTCCACCCCGTTAGCTGGGTAGTGCAATGGGAGCAAACCCTGCACTTGGGCGACCCACAATGGCCATGGCCGGATGAGCCCGGTCCGATTGCCTTTGCCTTCAGCCCCGACACCGGTCCTGGTCATGAAGGCGGCTATCAGACGCCGGAGGAACTTCCATGAGTTACGCCAGTGCCATGCACGACCGCATGCTCGCCGGCCTGGTCATTCCTTGCCGGGTAGTCGCCGTTGATCTTGCCGCCGCCCGCGTGCGGGTTTCCGACGGTGCCGGCTGGACCAGCGCCTGGCTGCGCTGGCACAGCCAGGCCGCAGGCAAGGCCCGACACTGGCGTGTACCCAGTCTTGACGAGCAGGGGGTGCTGATCAGCCCGAGCGGCGAGCCTGCGCAAGGTACCTTTGTACCGGGCCTGTATGGCAATGCCGGCGCACCGCCAGACAACCGCGAGCATGTCGAGGTCTGGCGCTTCGACGACGGTGGCTCACTGACCTATGACTGGCAGGCTCGCAGCTACAGCATCGAATTGCCCACTGGCACCGTTACCGTAAAGGTCGGTGGCAGTTCGCTGGTGGTCAGTGATCAGGCTATCGACCTCAAGGCCGCCACCATAACCTTGACTGGTGCGGTACAGATCAACGGCCCGTTGCAGGTCAGTGGCGACATTCTCGGTGGCGGCAAGATCATCGATACCGGTGGCAACACCGCCAACCACAAACATTGAAACCAGCCCGCGCCGCGGGCTTTTTTTCGCCTGGAGCAAACATGGCTACTGCTAAAAAGAGCAACACCCAAGCATCCACTGCCGTGGTGTTTCGCGACACCCTCTATACCTCACGCGTCTTGATCCTGCCGGATGCCCGCTCGTTGCTCGTCAGCCGCGGGCAGGTCACTGCCCAGGCCGACGATGCCATCGCCCTGGCTTACCTGCAGGAGCATCCGCAGCTCAAACCGCAGGAGTAGCGCGATGATCGGAATGGATCGCCGGAGCGGCCAGCCGCTATCTGGCCTCGCCCATGTGCGCCAGTCCATTGAAGACATCCTCACCACCCCGCTTGGCAGCCGGCGTATGCGCCCGGACTACGGCAGCAAGCTGCGCCGCTTTGTCGACCTGCCGGTCAACGAAGGTTGGAAAAGCGCGGTGCAGGCTGAGGTGGCACGTTCCCTGGGACGCTGGGAACCGCGTCTGAAGTTGGAGCGGGTACGGGTGGTGTCGGTCATGGCGGGGCAAATTACCTTGCAGTTGAGCGGACAGTACCTGGGCAACAGCCAGATCCTGGAGGTGACGGCATGAGTAGTGTGGATCTTTCGGCGCTGCCCGCGCCGCAGGTGTTGGAAGACCTCGACTTCGAGACACTCTTCGAGGCTGACCTGGCGACCTTCCGGTCGTACATGGGCGACAACTGGGATGCAGCGCTGGAGAGCGACCCGGTTAGCAAACTGCTGGAGGTCGGCGCCTATCGCAAGCTGCTCAATCGAGCGCGGGTCAATGACGCCGCCAAGGCGCTGCTGCTGGCCTATGCCCAAGGCACAGACCTCGATCAACTTGCCGCTAATGTCCGCCTTGAGCGACTGGTGGTGCAGGCTGAAAACCTGAGCAATGTGCCGCCAACGTCCAAGGTGCTCGAAGCAGACGATGCCCTGCGTGAGCGGATTCAACTGGTCTACGAAGGCCTGACCACCGCAGGGCCACGCAATAGTTACATCCTGCATGCGCGCAATGCTTCCGGACAGGTGGCTGACGCCACCGCGCAAAGTCCTGCGCCTGCGCAGGTGGTGGTTACTGTACTGGCGCTGGAAGGCAACGGCAGCGCCGGGGCAGCGCTATTGGAGACGGTACGTCTCAAACTTAACGACGACGATGTGCGCCCAGTCGGCGATCGACTCACGGTGCAAAGCGCCGAGATCCTGCGCTACCGCATCGATGCCGTGGTGCACATGAGCGGCAGTGGCCCGGAAATCGAGGCGACTCTGGTCGAGTGCAAGCGTCGCTTGCAGGCCTGGGTCAATCCTCGACGGCGCCTGGGCGTTGAAGTGGCGCGCTCAGGGGTGGACGCTCAATTGCATATCAATGGTGTCAGCCGGGTTGATTTGAACAACTGGACTGATATCCGCCCGAGCATGGCGCAAGCAGCCTGGTGCGAAGGCATCAGCGTGACGCGGGGTGGCTGACATGAACAGCCTGCTCCCGCTCAACAGCACCGTCCTGGAACAGGCCGTCGAGGCCGCCGGTGTTGAAACTACCGACATTCCCCTGCGGGCGCTGTACAACCCTGACACCTGCCCGCCCCATTTGCTGCATCAACTGGCCTGGGCCTGGTCGGTGGACCGCTGGGACGAAACCTGGCCCGACACTATCAAACGCTCGATGATCCGCTCGGCGTTCTATGTGCATGCGCACAAGGGCACCATCGGTGCATTGCGGCGGGTGGTGGAACCGTTCGGCTATCTCATTGAGGTCATCGAATGGTTCGACAGCGTGCCCCAAGGCGTGCCGGGCACCTTCGCCCTCAAGGTCGGGGTATCCGACGCAGGGATCAGTGAAGAAACCTACCAAGAGCTGACGTGGCTGATCGACGACGCCAGGCCCGTCAGCCGCCACATGACCGGGCTGACCATCAGCCTGGAAACCGCCGGTGCCATTTACATGGCCAGCTCGATCCAAGACGGCGACACCCTCGACATCTACCCGCCAGCCGCCATGGACATCGTGGCGACCGGACGCATTGGGCGTGGTGGACGAGAGCACAGCATTGACTATATGGACATCTACTAATGGTCGACCAGACATCTCAGTTCTACGCGATCCTCACCAATGTGGGCGCCGCGAAACAGGCCAACGCCGATGCGTTGGGTATCCCTTGGAAAATTACCCAAATGGCCGTCGGCGACGGCAACCC